TTAGCAGAAGAGCTTGTAGACCTAGCAGATGAAATGCCACCATCTGATCTACCGACCGAATTAATCAACGCATGGGTGAACCGTCAACGGCTGCGAATCGACGCCAGGAAATGGACATCATCAAAACTCAGACCTAAAGTGTGGGGTGATAAAATAGACGTCACAATAACCCACACAAAAATATCAATAACCCAAGCTTTAAAAGAAGCTGAAAACCGAGTCTTACAAGATCAATCAAATATCATCGACATCGAACCCGCAGCCGACACCAACTGACCCGCATCGATAGGTCACAAGGTCACAGACCTTATAGGTCTGTGTGACTCTGTGACCATATTATCGCCTTTTTGCCCCTAAAAGTCACAGACCTAAAAATGGTCACATGTGACTCTGTGACCTAATTTAACCCTTCAATAATTCCACAATATCGATCATTTTTTGATCAATAATAACGAACCCTTCTAGATGTTCCCGTACCGTATTTGACTCAATTAATCGGTTTATAAACTTGTTTTTCTGACCGGGATTAACCATATTTGTGGCATTTTTACCGCCGTCACCATTAAATAATTTAATGTTTATGTACTCTTTTAATGCTGATTTAGAGATATAAAGTTGCCCTTCTAAACGTTCGCCAGAGTCCAAATAAGCATTTTCAAATAGTTTTTTATGCTCATTTAGTTTTTTATCTGCTTGTGTAGCTGGTTTATCTGGCGCTGCAACCAGTTCTAATGTAGCACTGGTTACCGCGTCACCGTCTTCATCAAACCAGCCACTTATTGGTACAGATTCGATTCTGCCGTACAAAGGTTCTGCTAATTCACCGTCTTTTTGTTTACGTTGGATAATCTCTAGTGGCCTGCCGTCTTTTGACGGCACAATTGATACTTCAATGTCTAATGCACCGCGCCATGCGCTTGAGCCACGAGCACGATGTTGGGCTTCTTCGGATACGCCTGTATGGTGTACAAGTAAGACGCTACACCCAAACTCTGACATAAGCGCAGCGCAGGCGTCTAGCATTGTTTTAGCGTCTTGGCTGCTATTTTCATCACCTAGTAAAAACCTATGTAAGGTGTCAACTACAATTAAATCTGGCTTATTTTCTAATAATCTAATCTGACTGACTACTTTTTGGTAACCCGCTGGTGTATTTAAATCACACCCAGATTTAGATAACCACATATTTAATTTATTAACTTGTTTCTTTTGCTTCCAAGCAGCAACGCGCCCCTTTAACCCTTGATGCCCTTCGCCTGCTAAGTAAACTACTGTGCTGCTTTTAACCTTTTGGCCTGCCCAAGTTGGCAAACCGCCTGCCATATGCATAACCCAATCTAGTACTGCAAAGGTCTTGCCCCCGCCACTTGGGCCATGAACCATGATTAAAGACCGCTCAGGAAGCCAGTTTTTAACTAACCACTTAATTGGCTCAGGCTTTAAGCAAAATTTATCAGCATTAATAAGCCACTCTTCTTGGGGTGGGTTTAAAAGTATAAATAAATCATTACCTGCTTGTACGTAGTCGTTTGCATCGCCTGGTGTGGGTGGCATAACAACCCGTACACCATGCTTGGCACTGGCTTGGTCGGCATACTTTTGCCCCACACCCGAAGCGTCATTATCAGCCACCACCACAATATCTTGACTAGCGCCATACTTGGCTCGCATGATGCCTGCAACCAATGGCAAATTAGACGCACTATAAGCCACACAAACGGCTTCATTTGTACATTCACGAATGGTTGCAGCCGTGGCAAAACCCTCTGCTATGTACAAGGTTTGCTTAATCTCACCTAATAACCAAAACTTAGACCCTGTGGCTGCGCCCTTGTGGTACAGCTTATTACCGTTGGGGTCAATGTATTGCAGGCTTGATAGATCACCGTCTTCGGAGAAAAGCGGTACGGTCAAACGACCACACCCATCAATCTTGGCGCCGTGGGGCTTGATGCCTTTACGCTTTAAGTAAGCATGATCGGGACTGGCTGGGGTAAACATTTGCCAGTCGTTGGTGACCTGTTCAGCCGCTACCTCTTGGGTGTGCTCACGCTCTTGGTCGTGCAACTTTTTGGCTTCAGACATTTGAGATAAAAGCTTCATTTCTTGAACTGGCGTATATTTTTTACCCGTTTCAGCTCGTTTGGTTTGCTTGATGTCAGCTTTCCAGCAACCAAAAACTATGACAGGTATGGGTAACAAAAATGCCACATACCAACCCGTCTTCTTTGATTGTTTATTATCGGTTGTAAAACGATGAAGCGTTGAGTCAATAATTAACCGTTCAGGTGCTGTCAAGCCAAAAGACACGATTTCATTAATGAACTGAACTTCAGGCGAATCATATATTTTTTCTTGTGGTGGCGACCATGAATCACCAAGGATTTCTGATAAGTTTCCCATGTCAGTCATTCAACTCTTTTTCAGCCATCAATTTGCCATCGGTTTTAATCTGCAATTCATATTGCCTGCCCATAGGCGGGTACTCGCCCCATTGGTACACGGTCTGAGGCCATGTATTAAGCTCATCTGCTAGTTGTTTAAAACCACCAAAATACTCTATTGCTTCTTGAGTTTTCATAATTATTCCAATTTATTTGAAAATACTTGTTGACACAATAACATTAAAGATGCAATAATTCAAGTATTCGTTAAACGGATTGTCCGACAAACGATACTGAGGAGAGCCAAATGGCTATCAATTTAAAACAAACAGGTGCGATTTCAACCAATGGCGTCAAGATGCTAGTGTACGGTCAAGCAGGTACAGGTAAGACATCTTTAATTCCTACTCTGCCCCGCGTAGTTGTGTTATCTGCTGAGGGTGGTTTGCTGTCAATCCAAGGTGCTGACGTACCTTACATCGAGATCAACTCAATGACAAGCTTGATGGAAGCCTATTCATGGTTGACTGAATCTGCCGAAGCCAAGGGGTTTGACTCTATTGCCCTTGATTCAATCAGCGAAATTGCTGAGGTTGTGTTGGCTGAAGAATTAAAGAAGCAAAAAGATGGTCGTGCAGCTTACGGTGAATTAAACACAATTATGGCAGGCATGATTCGTGCCTTCCGTGATCTGCCTGCAAAGCACGTTTACTTTACTGCCAAGTGTGACAAGTCACAAGATGAAACAGGTCGATTGCTTTACGCCCCAAGCATGCCGGGCAACAAAACTGGTCAGCAATTACCTTACTTCTTTGACGAAGTGCTTGCCTTGCGTGTTGAGAAAGACGCAGACGGTAACAGTCAACGGGCGCTGATGTGTGACTCAGACGGTATTTGGCTTGCCAAAGACCGCTCAGGCAAGCTAGGCGCATGGGAAGCGCCTGACTTATCAGCAATCATTGCAAAGATTGGAGGTTGATTATGTTTGATAAACAAAATTATTCTACAAATAAAGGTGCAGGTCTTTTAATAACCAAAACATTGCGTGATGAGTTTGCAATGGTGGCATTAAAAGGGTTGTTGCAATTTAACGATGATTACACAAACGCTGCTCAACTTGCGTCAGACGCATATGATTTGGCTGATGAAATGATGGAGGCAAGAAAATGAACAAGTATCAAAAATGGATTGACGCCAAAGAAGCCGAAAAAACTGCTATTGATTTGCGTCGCAGTTTGGAAGACGACATGGTCATGGATTTTGACATCAGTAAAAGCTTAGACGGCACTCAAAATATTGATGTCGATGGCTACAAAGTTAAGATCGTTGGGCGCTTAGACCGTAAGGTCAATTCAGACATTTTGCAAGACTTGGCAGCAGAGCATGGTTTGACTGAACACTTAACAACGCTGTTCCGCTGGAAGCCAGAAGTAAGCGTGGCAGCATTTAAAAGTGCTGATGTGTTAATTACAGGCCCATTGTTGGGCGCTATTACGACCACCCCTGGTCGCCCTTCTTTTACAATTACAAAGGAATAAAATCATGGCAAATTTAGACGAAACATTCACAGTTGATAGCCTTCCACAGTCCACTAAAGGCAATTATGAAGTATTGCCTGCTGGTTGGTACACAGCGTACATCAAAAGCGCTGAGATCAAGACCACTAAAACAGGAACAGGCAAGTACATTGCCGTGCGTTACGACATTACTGGGCCAACCCATGCAGGCCGTATGGTATTTGGCAATTTAAACATCAATAATCCAAACCCTAAAGCCGAAGAAATCGCTCGCCAGCAACTAGGGGAACTTATGCGAGCTATTGGTTTGTCGTCTGTTCAAGACACAGATCAATTAATTGGTGGGTCATTGAGCATTAAATTAGGTGTTCGTGAGTCAGAGCAGTATAGCTCAAGCAATGACGTTAAAAGTTTTAAGTCTACAACTAGTTCGTCAATGCCTATCGTAAAGACTGAGTCTACTGCAACGGCTAAAAGCGTACCGCCTTGGAAGGTTGTTAAGTAAAAAAACCCCCCTGCCTTGCGGTGGGGGGGCTTAAAGTCTTTTTCAAACCTAAGGAGACAAAAATGAAAATACCAGAATACGAAGTCAGTATATCATCTTTAATAGACAAACACCATGAGTCTATTCAAAGCTCACCCCGCCCCCACATGGGCGCATCCTTGCTTGGTCACTCGTGTGATCGATGGTTGTGGCTGAATTTTAGAATGGCTGTGGTAGAACAATTCCCAGGCCGTATCTTGCGACTGTTTAGGCGTGGTCAGAATGAAGAGTCGCAAGTCATATCTGATTTACGGGCCATTGGTATTGACGTTCAAAAGACGGGTAACAATCAAGCACGTGTTGACTTTGGTAGCCATGTGTCAGGGAGCATTGATGGCGTGATTGAAGGTGGCTTGCCTGAAGCACCAAACAAGCGTCACGTTGCTGAGTTTAAGACACACAGCAAGAAGTCATTTGACGATATGGTTAAGAACGGCGTCAAGAAGTCTAAGTTTATGCACTGGGTGCAGATGCAGGTCTATATGCAAGGGACAAACATAGACCGAGCTTTTTACCTAGCTGTGTGTAAAGATGATGATCGCATTTACACCGAGCGTGTGAACTATGAAAAGGAGGCCGCCGACAAAGCCATAGCCCGAGGCAAGAGATTAGCACTAGAAGAGCGTATGCCCCCACCTTTATCAACTGACCCATCGTGGTTTGAGTGTAAGTTTTGTGCAGCGCACGAATTTTGTCACACAACAAATTTAACCAAAGAGGCTAATTGCCGAACTTGTGCAAGTAGCACAGCCAAAGAAGATAGTACTTGGCATTGTGAACAGTACGATGTGCCACTTACATTTGAACAACAAAAGACAGGTTGCGAAGCACACATCTTGCACCCTGATCTTGTGCCTTGGAAATCAAAGTATGAAAATGACAATGTTATTTGGATCACACCTGATGGTGATATTAAGAATGGTATTAAATCAAAAGACGTATTTGCTAGTCGTGAAATATTGGTTAACCCAAAAGCTTGCGCGGTCAATGACTCGTTTATTCAAATGGTAAGACAAGAAGGTGGAGAAATGGTGGCTGACAAAGATATGTTTGAGCAATGGGTGGAGTTATGAAATATCTATCAGTCTGTAGCGGAATAGAAGCAGCGACGGTTGCGTGGCATCAATTGGG